AAAAGCCATTACATTACCTAGATGAAATAGTTCTCCAGAAGTAGGACAAGGTATGTTTATAAATCTAGTAGCTACGTAAACTAAAGCTATAAACAGACCGTATAAAGCAAGGTTTTTTATTTTTGATTGATTTGTAGTAGTATTATTCATTAACACTAAGCCCCCTTGGTAATTTTTATCTGATGTCTAGCCAGTGTAACACTCTCATAATCTATTAAATGTGAGAGATAACAGTGGCACGACCCTAGATAAGTTCAACTAAGATTCAGATGGATATCAAACTCCATCTGAATTAAGTTTCACTTAATCCTTTAGGAGGTGGTAATTTGGCAGGGATTAGTTATGAAATAGGAGCAATAGTTACATTAAAGGACATGACAGCTTCAGTGTGGACAAAGCTTCAGAAGCAGCAAGATGATTTTAAGAAAAGTATTAAAGAAACAAAAAAAGATTTAGAAAGTGCATTTAGTAGCAGCATTTCCATTAAATTAGATACTTCTAGTTTTATGAGTTCTATAAATGAAGTTAAAAATCAGGTTAATAATATACAATCTACAAGTGTTGAAGTAAATGTGCACATAAACAAGAAGGAAATAGAGGCTCCTAAAGCAAAAAGTAAAACTAGAGAAGAGATTGATGAGAAGAAGAAGGAGTTAAAGGGAGCGTTAAGTGAGAAATTATCACTCAAAATCAGTAACTTAGAACTTCTTAATGATATAAAAAATAAAAAAAGCGAAATACAGAAGGATAAAGAAAATAAAAAAGAAATAAAAACTAAGGCTCAAAATAATAAGAAGGCTGCAAATAATGTGGCTAGAGCAACAAACGAGGCAGTTCTTAATTCATATGTAAAAGATTATAGAGATAAAATAGAAAATGGATTGTCTAAGGTTTCTATACCAGTAAAAAATATGGCATTAAAAGTAAGTACAAGTAAGGCTGTAACTGATGTATCAAGCTTTATAACATCAGCAAAAAACAAAAAAGCAGATCTTACTCTAGGTTTTAAAAATAAGGTCAGCAATATATCGAATAAAGTCTCAAGTAAAGTAGTTGATGCAAGAAGTGCTTTAAAGTTTAATAAAGTAAGCTACATGACATTAGCATTAAAAGATTTTGCAAGTGACAAAATCAAATCAATAATGAAAAAACCTAGAAGTATGGTAGTAAGTGCTGTAGCAAAAACGGCATCAGCATTATCCGGAGTAAAAGCATTGGCCTCTGCAGTGAAAAAACCTTTTGTTACAGCTATAGCAGCTAAGGAACTTGTTACTGGAAAAGTTAAGGCTATTAAGTCTTCTCTTAGTGAACTAGGGAAAAAAGTTTTCAGTCCAGTAATACAAATTAAAGATAATATTGCAGGTGCTATTGGAAAAGTTGGTACTTTTGCTAAGGGTGCAATAGGAGCTGGGGTTCAAGGAGCTCAGGCACTAGCTAAAGTAGGTGTTGCTATGATTACAAGTGGCGCTGAATTAGAGCAGCAGCAGATATCTATGAAACAAGTTATGGGCGCAAATAACAAAGGAAAAAGTGACTCGGAATTATCCAGTATGTCAGCTAACTATATGAAAGATATAAGAGATAGCGGTGCTTCCAATGGATTTGAAAGTAAGGATGTTGTACAGGCAGGTACCAAGGCATTAGGAATTGCTGGTGGAGATACTGGAGAAGCAATGAATTTAGTTAAAATGGCGCAGGATATGGCAGCATTAAACCCAGGAAAAACTGCGGCTGAAGCAATGGAAGCTTTAGAAGAGGTGCGTAATGGAGGTACATCAAAACTTAAGGACTTTAATATGAATGTATCAGAAGATGATGCTAAGAACCTAGGTCTTAAAGGAGTTATGGATCAAAAACTTAAACCCCAATTTGGCGGAGGAGCAGCGAAAATGGGACAAAGTGGAGCAGGACTTTTTTCTACTATTAAAGAAAAAGTAAAAAATAAAGGACAAGATATAGGTTTAAGTATGCTTGAAAAAATGAAACCTGTACTTTCTGGAATTGTAAAAATATTAGACAGTCCAGGATTTGCAAATTTCTCTAATAAAATAGGCGCTGGTATAACTTTTGTTTTTGGAAAAATAGGAGAATTTGCAACATTTATTCAAGGGAAGATGCCTCAGATACAAGAGTTTATAGGAGGTGCAATGAAGTTTATAGGTGATAAGTTTGGTTGGATAGGAGAAAAGATGCCATTCTTGCAACAAATACTTGAAACAGGATGGAATGCCATAGCTGCTGTATTTACAACAGTACAACCAATGATTGAACCTCTTTTGTCTATCTTAATAGATGGAGTAAGACTGATTTTTGAAGGTTTCCAATTAGCTTTCCCTTATATTCAGGAAATTGTGACTAGTGTATGGGAAAATGTTCAGCCTATTTTTGAAGCTCTGAGCAATGGATTGAGTTGGGTTGCTGATAAGTTTGGAAAATTGCTTGAGTGGATAGGTGGTGGTTCATCTAGTAGTGATAGTGAATCAAGTAGTGGAGGAACAAAGATAGATGTCAGTGTTGCAAAAAGTAGTAGTGGAGCAAGGAGAGGAATAAGAAATGTAGATGATAGCCTTGCAAAAGGAATTAACCGAGTTCCTTTTGATGGATTTATAGCAGAGCTTCATAAAGGCGAGGCAGTTATTCCAGCAAGTCAAAATCCTTATAATTCAAGCACTAGCTATTCAACAGGTGGAAGCGTAGTTTTTACAAAAATTGCAGATCAAATAGTTGTTAGAGAAGAAGCTGACATAGATAGAATAGCTGATAAACTTGTTAAGCAGCTTCAAAAAACAAGCTTTAATAAAGCTTAAAAGGAGGAGAGTATATGGAATTTTGGTTAA